AGGACATCGCACAGTAGGACATCGCACAGTAGGACATCGCACAGTAGGACATCGCACAGTAGGACATCGCACAGTAGGACATCGCACAGTAGGACATCGCTTCATACTTCCATAGGATTGGTTTTTTCATGGTTTGGTGTACGGCAGGCTGCTGTTTGCGGCCTGCCAACTTAAAAACGATATGCAGATAGTCACAGGCAATTTCAAGGTCACAAGTCAACCAGCAGCCGAGCCGGTAAGCTTAGCGGATGCCAAGCTGCACCTCAAAGTTGACAACAGCGCAGATGATGCACTCATCTCTGCCCTGATAACAGCCGCACGCCAGCATCTTGAAAGGCACTGTAATAGTGCGTTTGTGACGCAAACAATCACAGAAGTATGGTCGTCGTTTTACAAGCGAAACCACTGCTCAGTAGCACCGGTGCAGTCACTCACCAGCCTACAACACATCAGCGAAGGCACAGCCATCTACACAACCACTGACAGCACGCTATACGGCTTCGACACGTACGCCAAACCGGCCTACATATACCGAATGCCCGACATGACGTACCCAATCACAGAAGATGTTCCCGACGCGGTTAAAGCTGTTTACATTGCCGGCTACGGCGCAGCAGCCGACGTACCAGCACCAATCAAAGCTGCTATTCTACTGGTGGTCGCTGACCTGTACGAAAACCGGCAGGACACCATCAAGCGGATGCCCAGTGCTGCGGAGTATCTCATTGCGCCATATCGCTATACCTGGTACTAATGGCAAAACGAGCGGACATAGGAAAACTCAGGGAACGGGTAACCATCCAGACCTACACGACCACCGCAAACGCGTACGGCGAGCAGGTGATAACCTACTCCACGTATGGCGAACGGTGGGCAAGTGTGGAATACCGGCAAAACCTGACCGAGGAAGACCAGCTGAGCGAGCGCAAAACAGCCATTACCGAGGCATGGTTTACGCTTCGCTACGACGACCAGATAAACACGAAAATGCAGCTTGTGTACAGGTCGCTGACCTACGATATAACCGGCATCACGCATACAGCCGACAGAATGTATACGATTTTGCAGACTACTCAACGCGACGGTTAGAAATATGAATACAAGCATACACACCGACACCAGCGACGTACAACGGCAAATCAATGCCATCATGAAGAAATTTGACGACCCGGAAACCCGCTACCAAGTCGGCCTTGCCGGCGCTCCGTTCGTTGAGCAAGTCTACCGTTCACTGACATATCCGAACAAGGCAAATCGAGAGACACACAAATTTTACGGCTACACAATAGCCCGCGGTAACTGGCAGAAATCTATACAAGAATTAAGCAAGAGGCGCAAATACTTACGTGAAATCGGCCTTGTTGTTGTCGGCCCGCGCTACAACCGCCGCGGCTCAAAATCGGTTATCGGCACAACCGAGAAAAACGCAGCCGCCGGCTATGCGCATATGATATACGGAGGCGCGCGTGCATACATGCAAAAAATCACGCTGAACGCTGTCAACAAAGCTGCGCCAATGGCAATACCGGCCATGGAACGGGAGGCACTGAAAATATTGAACCAAGCTGCCGGCACGAGATAGCCAGCAGCGATAACGCCGGCAGCACCGGCCATAAACAACACAGATGTCAATAGGTACAGCCATACACAGCCTGCTCTCCACTGATGCCGCATTTGCCGGCATCATGGGCAGCCGCATATTTCCCAACACTGTACCTGCAAAAACATCGTTCCCGTTCACCGTATATACCATAATTGGCACCAATCCCACCGACGACAAGGATGGGGTGTCTCCGCTGGATGAGGTGCTAATTCAGCTTGACATATACAGTAAGTCCTACGACACCGCCAAAGAGGCCGCAAATCGCAGCCGCGAAGTACTCGACCGTTACCGAAACCTGTCATACTCATCCGCGCTGGCAATCGACCGCGCAATCTTTGAAGACGAAAAAGAGGGCGACTTCGATGCAGAGGTAGGCGTATACTGGACTTCACAGGACTGGCGCATCCGGCTAAACCGTACAGCAATCGGCGCAGTCTGGTTTAGCCAGACGTTCACCGGCGCAGCCACAAGCACCCTGACCGTTACCGCAAACTCTGGCAACTTGCCGGCAGATGATGCCATTGAAATAACCCTAAACGGCCAGCTAATTTCTGGCTGGACACGATCAGGTAGTATCATCGCTCTGCCGTTTACCACCGAAACCAGCGATCTGGTTGTAATCCGATTCCGCACACTCGCAGACGGCAGTACCGCGTTTGTGCAGACGTTCACCAACGTTACAAATGATAGTATTACTATTACTGAAAATAGTGGTACTTTGCCAGCAGATGCAGCGATTGACGTATACATACAGGGATTATTCACCACCGACTGGACAAAGGCCGGCAGTGTTATCACGTTTCCTTACAACCTCTCAGGCGGCACAGTGGAGGTGCAGTTCCGTATTTTGTCGGCTGGCACAGCTTACCGGCAAACATTCACAGGCCAAACCGGCTACACATTGACCCTGACCAACCCGCTGCCGACGCAGTTAGCAGCAATCAAGGTTCACGTAAACGGCGTACTATCCACCGAATTTTCGCGCACGAACTCGACGACCATCACCATGAATTACGAGCTGTACCCGTCTGATTCCGTCACTGTAACATATTACACATGATAATCCGTATCATAAAAATATACCAAGGCTGGATACCTGGTGAAACTCCCGACATCATGCGCGACTTAGCTAAACAGCTGATCGAGCAGGGCATCGCTGTGCCGTTCAATCCAGCACGCGGAAAGCTGACCGAGAAGCAGCAGACCGCGCAAATTGTGAACGAGAATAAGCCACAACCCAATATAGTGGTTGTACCTTTGCCGGCAAGCACGAAGCCTAAACGAGCGACGAAAAATAATTCTGACATTAAAAAATAATAAGATATGGCAACCGCAGGAGTAGTAAACGGTACCGATTTGCGTATCTATAAAGGAGGCACGGCGATAGGCCGCGCAACCACGTGTTCATTGAGTATTTCCCGAGAAATGCGGGAAATCTTGGACAAAGACAATACCGGCAGCTGGGTGACCAGCGCACCAGGCAGGAAATCAGCATCGCTTAGCAGTGACGCGTTTTTCACCTACGACACCAGCAATGTCAAACCAGAAACGCTCTGGTCGGATTTGGACAACGGCACACTGGTTACGTGGCGTTTCACCACAGACGAAGCCGGTGACAAGGCTTGGGATGGCAGCGGATATGTCACTGAATTTAGTGTCAATGCCGGTGTTGAGGAAAATTCCACTTACAGCGTGACAATCACTGTCAGCGGTCCGATAACCTTGGTAACTGAATCGTAACAATGGGGCTGGTATCTTCGGATGCCAGCCAACCATTACAAACAGTACAGCCACACATCAAACATACCAACCATGATACAAACACACATTCAGATTGGCAACCAAGAACTGCCAATTAATTTTGGGCTTGCCTGCCTTGCAGAACTGGAACAGCTGTTCGGCTGCTCAGTAGCGCAGTTAGGCCAGCAGATTGAACAGGGGGGCATCGGTGCAGCCATGCAGTTAATCCATGTAGCACTGAAGCATGGCCACCGAAAAGCAGGCAAGGAGTACGAAAACACCTACGAGCAGACCTGCGACCTGCTGGACGAGGAGGGCTTCGCTGTGATTGAGCAAGCATTTACCTTGCTGGCAAACAGCATGACTGCATCGACGCAAAAAAAAACGCGGAAGCCAGCACGGTAGGCACAGAGATAACCGACCTGCACGAAATCGCCTGCATGGCTGCAAGTATGGGTATAGACGAGCAGCAAATACCATACACCACGCTGGCATATTTGGCAGCCCGCGGCGACGGCCTAAACGACCAAGCGCTGGAGCAAATCAGATTAGTGCGCTGGCAAACCACCGCGCTGCTGAACTCGATGATGCCCAAAGGCAAGAAACTAAAAGTTACTGACCTGCTCCAGCTGCCTGACGAGCAGCCGCGGCAGGGAAAAACAGACCAGCGAGCGGCAGAGATGCTTATAGCACAGTTTAATGCTGACAAATAGCGACGGCGAACACTGACGGCGGCAGCAGCCAACACACATAAATAAAACGACCAATGGCAAGAAAAACAGGGCAGCTAAACGTAATGATGACCCTTCGCAAAGAGGGGTTCAACAAGGCGCTGGCACTTGCCAACCGCCAGCTGACGCAGTTTGCACGCAAGGCCGAGGAAGCAGGGCGAACCATGACAATGGCGTTTAGTTTGCCAACGGCTGCTATTGGCGGGGCGGCTATAAACGCGTTCGCACAAATGGATGCGCTGCGTAAGCAACTGACCGCCGTCACAGGCAGCAGCGAGGAAGCCAACAAGCAGATGGCAAGGCTAGTGGAACTTGCCAAAGAACCCGGCATTGACTTGCCGCAGGCTGTACGGGCAACCGCACGCTTGCAGGCAATGGGTTACACTGCCGAGGAAGCCGAGCGGGCAATGCTTCAGCTTGGCAAGGCTGTAACACTTGGTGACGGCGGGCCCGACGACCTCAATGAGGTTATCCGGCAAATGGTGCAAATGGAAGGCCGCGGAAAAATCCTGCAAGAGGATTTTGGCGTAATTGCTGAACGCATACCAAGCATTAGTGTAGCGCTTAGAGATGCCTTTGGTACAACTAACTTGGATGCCATCAGAGAACAAGTGGGCAGCGTCAAGGAATTTAACATGGCTATTATTGACGCCATCAGTAAAAACCAGATGTTTCAATCCGCGCAGGGCGGCGTACGAAATGCAATCACGAACTTTAACTCATCCATACAGCAATCGCTTGCCGTCCTCGGCGAAGCCATCGACAAGAACATCAATATCACCGCCGTTCTTGATAAACTATCGGGCTTCATCAACCGAGTAGCCAAAGGCTTTGCTGACATGGATCCGCGGCTGCAATCCGTCATTTTGGGTACTGCGGCGTTTTTGGCGGCGTTGGGGCCGGTGTTGTTGGCGTTCGGCTCAGTAGCCCGCCTGCTGCCAACCATAACATTAGGCCTGCAAGCCATGGGCACAACCTTTGGCGCTATCCTTAGCCCGATTGGCTTAACGGTTGCGGCTATTGTGGCGGTGGCGGTAGGGATTGCTAAGGCGTACAAGGAGAACGAAGTGCTGCGCAACAACCTGCAAGCACTTGGCGCGCAGTTTGGGGAACTTTGGCGCGTTGTCGGTTCGATATTGGAAAAAATGATGCGGGCATTCTCCGGATTGATTGGGGAAACCGACAAATTCAAAGGCACTTGGCAAACACTGTTTGCAATCTTCACGGGTATTATTAATGGTATCGTTGGCCGTCTCAGGGGCTTGGTGGGCGTTGTGACCGGCATAGTCAAAGCTATAAACTTTGCACTTGAGGGTGAGTTTAGGAAAATGGATGGCGCTTTCGGTGAGGCATTAAAGGCGTTGGTCGATACGGTCAACCCTATGCAAATCGGCAAAGACTTCATGGACGCGTTCAACGAGGGCATCAAGCAAACCGACATTGAACTACCCAAACCAAAGGTCACAGCGCCACGACCTGACACAGTTCCCGGCACAGGCATACCAATCGGTGAGGGCACAGGTGTGCGCAGACAGGCAGTGCAGCCGCTTGCTGAACTGCCGTCACTGTCAAACCAGATATTAGAGGCGGGCAAGCTTGCGCTGGCAAATGACGCGGTAAGAATTAGCAATGAGTCAGTTGCACGCAGTTTTGACGAGGTCACCGAAAGCATGAGCAGGGCGATGCCGCAATTTGAGCGCGTCAATCAGCTGACCTTTGAGATGCCATCGCTGATTAGTATTTTCTCAGATGTGACCAACAAAATCACCGACTCATTTGTGAACCTTGCAGAGCAGGGGTCGGCATCGCTTGCAGATTTTGCGCGGGCGGCCATCAAATCAATCCGGCAGGTCATTGGCGAAGTAATCCGGCTCGGTGTGGCGACAGCGATAGAAAAAGCACTCAACAACGCAGTGATTGCTATAAATCCGCTGCTAATTCCTGTTATTGCTGGCGCTGCTGGCGCACTGGCAAAAACAGCGTTCAACAGCATACTCAATACGATTAAGGTACCCGCGTTGGCCGAGGGCGGCCTAGCCTACGGCCCAACCATGGCCATGGTAGGTGACAACCCGGGCGCACGTTCAAACCCGGAAGTAATCGCTCCGTTAAGTAAATTAGAATCAATCCTTGCCGGCAGTCAGGGCATGGCCATGGGCGAATTTGTGCTGCGTGGCGAAGATTTGCTGCTCAGCGTCACGCGGTCACAGAACCGACAAAACCGATTCAAATAATCACTAATATGTTAGACACCGAACGCAAAGAATACGAACGCATAGTACACATTGGCTGC